GGCAAAGGGTGGCAACGTTAAGGGCAACGAGCAGTTTGCAAAGCTCGCGCCCATTGCGAAGCGTGGCGGCGTTCCCGATGGCGAGGCGGAAGAGAATGCCATCCGGTTGCGTGAGGCGTGGGTCGCGCGTCATGAGGGCGACTTCCAACTCGCGGGAGTCGTCGCGCAAATCAAGTGGCTCGCGGTGGGGTCGCGTGGCCTTGACCATATGCGCGCGGTGATTCGCGAGGCGAAGGATAAGACGGAGCGCAATACGTCGTCGTCGGATGTCATTCAGATGACGGATGCGAAGCGCGAGAAGTGGGAGCGGGTACAAAAGACGCTCGATGCGGAAGAGATGGCGTATAAGTCGGAGGCGCAGACGCTCTTTGATTTTGAGTCAGTAGACGTCGAGCGAATCTTCACGGCGAATCAGCGCGCGGATGCAAAGCTCAATAAGGTGAAGGGAGAAATCCGCGCGAAGTATGCGAAGGGCGGCGAGTATCGGACGCGATGGGAGAAGCGATACCAGCGTCTTATTGGGCCGACGTATATCAAGGGCGCGGAAGATGTCGGCGCGCTTGGCGTGTCGTTCACGTTGCAGTCGAAGGAAGTGCAACGGGCTATTAAGACGCGCGCAAATAAGTTGGCGGGTGAGGTGAGTAAGACGTCGTATCGTCAGATATCGGCGGCGATTATGGCGGGTGAGCGCGCGGGGCTGTCGTTCCGTGAGATTGCGGACTTGGTTCAGCAGACGGCGTTCGGTCGGTCGAATACGGATGCGCGCGCGATGGCGATTGCTCGGACGGAGGCGTCGGGCGCGATGTCGCAGGGGTCGTGGGACCAAGCGAAGGATGCGGGAATCTTTGTCGCAAAAGAGTGGCTATCGTTTGACGATGGCAACACGCGACCCACGCATCTACAGGCGCGCGACGAAGGCATCATCCCTATCAACAATAAATTCAAATCCAACAACCTCGAATACCCGCTCGACCCGAGTGGTGATGCGGATGAGGTTATCAATTGCCGTTGCACGTTGGTGTATTACACACAGGATGAGATATGAGCGCAACGAATAAGGCGACAAAGGTGTGGCATGTTGCCCACTCAACGCTACAGGTTCGGGCGGAGGATAACCTACCGCCGGGGATTGCAGGGCGTGTGAGTGGTGTAGCGGTCACATACGATGTCGTCGATAGCTACGGGACGATGTTCGCGCGCGGATGCGCGAAGCGGTCAATCGACCAGCGCGTCGCGGCGCGTAAGGTTCCGCTCCTAATGGACCACGAAGCGTCTACGCGCGCGCACGTTGGTGTGGTGTCGGCGATGGCGGATGCGGGTGATGCGGTCGTGATGACGGCGGAAGTATTCGATACCGAGGAAGGACGCGCGGCGATGGAATACGTTAAGGCGGTCATGGCGGCGGGTGCCTCGACGGGATTCTCTATTGGGTTCGTGCCGCGCAAGTCGGAGATTGTCGTGGTTGATGGCGCAAACGTGGAGCGGTTTACGGAGATTGAGTTGCGCGAGGTATCTATCACCCCGATGCCTGCGGTGCCAGGAGCGGCGGTGACGGCGGCGCGCAATGAAGATGTGGCCCCGATGGAAGATGATGACGAAGTATTGGAAGAGTCCGACCCGATGCGTGTGCTAATGTTGGCGGCGCGGTTGGCGTTGGATGCGTTGTCGTCAGAGATGCGAACAGCACTTCTGGCGGAGTACCTTGCTCCCCTCCCGACACCCACACCGGAGGCCGCGCCTACGCCCGTCGTAGATACGCTTTCCGTTCCGGCGTCGGACGAGATGCGAGGCGTAAGTATGGCGGACCGCATGAGGGCGGTGCGTCAATCGTATTACACACCTTGTAAGTGAGACAACAACAATGAAGACCCCGATGGTTTCCAAGAACCGCGCCGCGAACGAGCTTCGCGAGCAGGCGCACAAGCTCCGTAGCGAGCTGATGGACTCTACCCTTTCGCTTACGGCGGAGGAGGTCGAGAAGCGGACCGCTGATATTCGTGCGCTTGAGATGCGCGCGCAGGCGGCCGCTGAGTTTACGCCCGAGGCCGAGATTGCGCGGCAGGGTGGCGATGCGGAGCTTACCCGTTTCGATGTGACGGATAAGGCCGAGTTCCGCAACATGAAGGATGCGAAGAGCGAGATGCGGCGCGAGGTGATTAAGTCGTTCGGTTCGATTGGTTCCTACATCCGCGCGGTGGCGAAGGGTGCGGCGAACAATACCGAGGCCGAGGCGCTTCGCAAGCTCGACGTCATGACCCGTACCATTACGGGTTCGACCAACGGCGGCGAGTTCCTTCTTCCGCTGACGCAGGAGCCCGACATCTTTAGCGTGTCGAACACGCAGGTCGGCCTCTTCCAGTTTGCCAAGAAGTACAATGTTCCGGGCAGAACTCTTCGGATTCCTTACCTTATTCAGGACGAGGGGACCAGCACCCTTAACCGTCCGATGGCGGGTAAGATTGCGAACGTGACCATCGTCGGTGAAGGCGACCTCAAGCCGTCGCGCGAGCCGTCGTTCGGTCAGCGTCTGCTCACGATGTATAAGTATGCCGCTATCACCGAGTTCGGCGACGAAATTCTCGCTGACGATTTCACCGGTGAGCTTCCGTCGGAGGTTACCACGGCGGTCGGTGGGCAGATTGTCAATAAGATGAACGAAGACATCACCATCGACGGGACGGGGACGAGCCAGCCGCTTGGTGCGCTCAATGCGTCCAACGGCGCGCTCATTGTCGTGCCGCGCGCGACGGCTGGCACCTTTGTGGCGGCGGATGCTTTCGAGATGTACACGAAGCATACCCACGGCCCGAACAGCGTGTGGATGGTGTCGCGTAACGTTCTGCCGCAGCTCTTTGCGATGCAGACGACCAACAACACGATGGTTACGTGGATTAGCAATCTGCGCGATAAGCCGCAGATGCTTCTGCTTGGCCTTCCGGTTGTGGTCACCGACCTCCTTCCGGCGCTCGGGACCGAGGGCGATGTGGCGCTCGTCAATGGTGACTTCTACGCGATGGGGCTCCGTCAGGCGCTGACCGTCGAGTCGAGCATCCACTTCAAGTTCACCAACGACATCACCACCTATCGCTTCGTTGCGCGTGGTGGCGGTATCCCGCTCCCGACTTCGACCTATGCGTACAAGGTTGACGGGGCTGGCAACAAGGTGAACCCGCACTCGCCGTTCGTTGTGCTCGGCGACGAAGCGTAATACACCCTAACCTTTCCGAATCGTGGCCCTACCAACGGCGACTGACCTCAAGACGTATCTGCGCATCGAAACAAATGCGGAAGACACGCTATTGACTGCGCTCATGGCGCGAGCAAAGGCGATGTTGGAAGCGTGGATTGATGTGCCGATTACGGCGGAAGTTCAAACTGCTGTTGATAGGGCGACGACGGAAAGTATGCCAATTCGGTCGTTGCTCTTTCCGCGACGTCCGATTAGTAGTGTGACTGTAGTGGATAAAAACGGCGTTACTGTCGGCGCTATGAACTATAGCGTCGACAGTATTGCCGGAATGATTTACGCAAAGGAAGGCATTACGTTTCCGTATGGGCCGTACACCATCACGGCGTCATGTGGGTTGTCGTTGATGCCAAATTATGCGCGGTTGGAACCTGTGATATCGGAGTGCATCATCGATATTGCGGCGGATTTGTATCAGCGAAGAACACCAGGGGCGTCCACGGAAAGTTCTGCGGGAACGTCTATTACGTGGGATACGAGTCGTGAGACTGTGGCGCGTATTATGAAAACACTTCGTACGCTCAAACTTCCGGTCATGCTATGACTGTTGCGCCAAGTTTGTTAGACCAGCGGTTGCGATTCTATGCGCGTCACGATAGCGGCGCGGATGGGTTTATGCGTCCGGTCTATGTGTTTACTGGCGAGTGGTGGGGGCGTGTTGATGTGATGAGCAGTTCACAAACTGTTGCGACGTCACCACAGGCGCACGTGGATACAGCGTACGAGATGAAGGCAACGGTATACGATTACGTACCGGTGGACCCGATGGGTGTGCTTCGCGTCGTTGGGAGTGAGACGATGAATTACATCCGCGGAGTGTATAAGGTGCGCGCGTTGCGTATGCAGGAAATCAAGTTGGAAGAGATTGGCCCCGAAGAGTTCGAAACCTTTGTGTTGTATGAGGACACCGAGGTATTGGATGGCGTACATCTAGTGGACCCTGCGTGATGCGTATCGGTGATGATGTGCGCATTTACGATGGACAGGTCATTCGACTACCACGGATGTCACCGGAAGATAGAGCGCGCGCGGAAGCAATTGTGGCGCAGTATGGTGGGATTGTCACAATCGAGCCGCGCAATGATGGGGTGGCAGTAACGTGGTCAGGTTTGGGCGAGGTCACGACGCGAGCGGAGACGTTTGCTTCAGCTATTCGCCAGTTAACCGAACAAATTCGGATTCACATTTCACAAGTGGCGTAAAAGCCGAGGAATGCAATGGCGGCCTTTAACAAGTTTGATGCGTTTGTGGAGGCGTTGGCGGAGAAGCAACACAACCTTGCGACGGACACGCTCAAGGTTTTTCTGACCAACGATACCCCGAACGCCGCAGGCGATGCGTCGTATAGCGACATCACGGACCTCACCACGGGTGGTGGGTACACGGCGGGTGGCAATACGGCGACACAGACCAGTTCGTCGCAGACGGGTGGACTATACAAGTTGGTGCTTGGTGACCCGCCAACGTGGACGGCGAGCGGCGCGGGGTTTGGCCCGTTCCGGTATGCTGTGCTCTACAACGACACGGCGGCGAGCAAGGGTCTTATTGGGTGGTGGGATTACGGGTCGTCTATCAGTCTGTCGGCGGGTGATACGTTTACCGTTGACTTCGACCCGACGACGGGCGTTCTCACCCTTCAGTAATTACTCATCATGCCCCTACTTGCTGACCGTGTAAAAGAAAGTACCACGACAACGGGAACGGGAACGCTCACGTTACTCGGTGCGTACGAGGGCTATCAGACGTTTAGCAATGCGTTCGGTAGTGGCGTCGCGGTGTATTACGCGATTGCGGGGGGCGATGAGTGGGAAGTCGGCATCGGTACTACGGGCGCGGGAACGCTAACCCGTAGTACTGTGCTGGCGTCCAGTAATGGCGGCGCGTTGGTGCCGTTGAGTGCGGGAATAAAGGACGTATTCTGCACTTATGCGGCGGGTCGTGCGGTCACGACGAGTGATGCGGCGACGCTGACCAACAAGACCATCGACGATTATAGCAACTTTGTTGGAGCCAATCAGCTTCACTTCAAAATCAAAGCGAACGAAAACATCGCGCGTGGCGATGTGCTTAAGGTGGTTGGCTACAATGCGGGAGAAGGTGCGGTCGAAGTAATGAAAGTTTCGTCTGCGTCCGATGTTGCGGTCGGATTGTCGGACAATGCGTTGGCGATTGGCGAGTTCGGAACGTGCGTCAATACGGGCGCTATCTTCGACCTCAATACCAATGCGTATCCGGCGGGTACGATTCTGTATCCGAATACGTCGGGTGGGTTGACGTCAACGAAACCTGCGAGCGGAACATACCAAGCAATTGCGTTTGTATTGCGTCAACAGCAGAACAATGGCGTTCTATTGGTTGAGGCGACGAACCCACAATACGTCGAAACGTCGAGCAACGTCGGTAACACGTTGGTGTTGCGCGATGCGTCGGGCAATTTCTCGGCGGGAACGATTACCGCGACGCTCTCTGGCAATGCGTCGAGCGCGACGACGGCGACC